TTATAAACCATTCTTCTGTTCTAAGATCTGTAAGATCAAAGTCAACTCTAAAGTATAAATATCTAACATCTTTACGGAACGCTTGTGGTACTGGAAAAAGCTGAAATGTCAAATAACCTTGCTCTTTGTCGTAACTACACTGACCAGTCCATTCTGTCTTGCTTCCAACCCTGAATCCTAGACTAAATGGAGGGACACTAGCATTAATTGTTTCTGGAAATGATGCACGGATACTAAGTGATTCCGTTTCTGTAAATTGATAGTTGGCACCAAGATCTATCTTGATATACTCATTAGCTAAATATTTTGCATATTGATCTATAGGTGCTGTTGCATTAAAAGTTGTGTTTTGCTGTTTACCAACTAGCTTTGCAAGTTTGTTTGGATCATCTTGAATTGATGCTACGGCTACAGAACTATTGACAGGATGAATTGAAACGTCTTCAAGTAATACATAACTATCTCCACCTCTGTGGAATGCCGTTGCTATACGAATCTGTAGGCCTGTAAGAATTTTGTCATATTCTCTAAAATCAACTAAGATTTCAAAGCGTTGCCAATCGTTAGCTGTTCGTGCAGCTCCGGGTTGTGCATTGTAGTAAACTTCTGCGCCGTCAATTAAGTTAGTGCCAGAAAACGCTGTAGTTGCTGTATTCTTCATTCCTTGGATACGTATATCCATTGTGTTGCCACTTATGAAATTAGTAAGGTCATCTTCATTCCATAGATATAACGTCACCACGTACATACCGCAGTTACGCGCAACTTTATATTGCTGATTAGATAAAGCACCAGAGAACGTAAAGGCAGCACCAGCTAATGTACTGTCAGTTGTCACCTTAAATGTTGTAGACGTGACAATTGTTTTAACGTAATAAATAGTAGTAATAGATACGCCGCCAACTGCAGCTTGAAAACTAATTTTTTGTCCTAATGAAAGTCCGTGACCAGTTGCTACTACTATGGTGTCAAGCGTTCCAGCAATAACCGAATATGTAAATGATTCACTATCATCAGTCAGATTAATTGATCGCACATCAATATCCTGAAAGATAAAGTCTTGGATTTGATCAAGCTTTAAACATCGTTGCGATGCTGCTCCATCTCGCGTAATAATCATGTCCTGTGGATTTTTAGCTGAGTTAGCAAAGGTGTTAAATGTATTAGCACCAACTGTTTTAGTACTACTTGTTATGTATTGAACGTCAGTTGTGTTGTAGTTCCATTGCCCAAATCCAGACGATGTGTTGCTAGAAAAGTTTCCGTTTGTAACTACACTAGCAAATAAAGACGCATCCAATGAACTGAAACCCGTAGTTAATATTGGAGTTGTGTACAAGCTGCTAATTTGCGGGTCAGCCATTACCTTTAACGATGAAGTAGTTGCAAGTGGCTTAATGTTTTTTAATTGGTCATTTGCAAGTTGCGGAATATTTTCTGCCTCTACAGAAGATCCATTCATACGAACACGAAAGAGTGGGCGATTCCCACCACTAGCTCCGTAAAGATACTGCCCATGCTTAACTATGCGTACATTTTCAGCTGACCCAATATTAATAGGTGAGCCTGTCCATCTATCATTTAATGCAACAGGTTGATTGGCTGTAGTCAAAGGAGTATTAAGGTATGCCGATGTGTCATAACTAAAAACGCCAGTACCGCTTGCAAAAACTAATCTACTTGCTTGACCACTATCTTTAAGCACAGATAACTCACGTATTGGATTAGATGTAGTGTAGTTAAAGTTTGGCCCAGATGGGTTCATCCATACAGAAAGCCATCCGTTACGTGGACGTAGAGTATTGCCATAGACAAATAGATTTTGTAAAGACTGAAAGTAGTTTTGTTGAAGTTCGTTGGGCTGGTTGTAAGTGTCAATACCAGTAAACGCACGGTCACCAATGGTAAAAGCTTGTTGATTGTTTGATACTTGTCGCAATGCCATTATTCGCAAGCCTTTCGTTGCCATGCATTTGTAAGCGTAGCAGACTGAGTATACGATTCAGTTTCTGGAGTAAACACATATAACCTAAATATAGGTAACGTATATGGTAAAGATGAATAACCAACATCGCAAGATTGAGATATCCATTGATTAATAACACTGCCATCACGTGTGTAAGTAGGACACTCACATCCAGTAGATGGAGAATCTACAGGAGCAGATAATCCACCAACCCATATGAAAAATGGTGACCTGAATCCAGCTGCCATTAGACTGGGTCAATCCCTGTGACTGGATCTGCAGATGCACTAGTTGACAGCGTAGCTGTCCAAGCTGCTGGTAGCGTATCTCCATCATCTTCTTTATACACAGTCAACGTATTACCAGTGATTGACGTTTTATTACGCAATACGCGCATTGCATCAGTTACCGTTCGCCCACCATCGGCTCCACCGGCAATAGACCTACCAAGTAACTTATCTGCAATCGCGCTAAGCAAGTGTACGTGCATTGGTAGAATCATAAACTCGTCACCTACAGAGGGCTGCTGGTGAAGTGGTTCGTCAAACACCAAGTTGCCAGATGCGTTAGATGATGAGATTACAGTACACGAACCAGCAATACTTGACCCCTTCAAGAAAATTACAGTTTGATCATCAAACGCACTATTGACATATCCGGTTAAGGATGTTTTAACGGTAGTTGTAGTTGGAGCTGGAGATGCTTGCACTGTACCAAATACCGAACAATATCCCTTAGCAAGCAACGCCATGACATCAACCATTGAGTAACTACTAAGTTGTCCATATGTTGTAGAGTCTGAAGTAACAATAGTTGTCCATACGTTGAGTGGTACATTTAAAACGTCATTCTCAACATCCCCAGTCTTGCTTAGATTTTCTCGTAAATATCCACCAGCAGTAGTTGCAACTGGATAAGTAACTGCACTACCAATATCGGTTAACCAAGGGTTACCCGCAGCGCCAGCATTTTTAAGATATGTACCAGCAAGACCTGCTGTTACGTAAGCACTAACATTGTAATCCCAAATTTCTTGGACAGCAGAATTGGCAAGTTCAGCATTAGTAATTGCATCTGAAGCAATAACAGTAGATGTAATTGCATCTGTTGCAAACCGTATCTTATTACCGAGCGCAGCAGCTGACTGAATAACCAATGCGTCATCGGCAAATTTAGCAGCTGTAATAGCGTCAGCAGCAATAGCCGTTGCGGTAATAGCTCCATTAGACATTGATGCTACAACATGACCGTTAGCAGTATTGACAGATGATGGTCGGTTAGCAGCAACAGTACGCATCACCTTTGTGCCATACGTATCTGTACCTAGCGTTTCGTTAGATCCAGCAGTTGCATATGTGGCAACCTGTGCATTCCACACATCATTTGCTACCGAGCCAGCAATAATACGTCCTTCAGAAGCAGTTCCATCTGTACTAAGCCTGATTGTAATTGCACTGTTTGCAATGGCATCTGCATCAATAGCGTCAGTAGCAATAGCCGCTGCGTTAATAGCGTTAGCCGCAATAGTCCCTACACCTACGTTATTGGTCACGTTTGTTGTTGTAAATACTGTTGTTGCTGCCAATCCAACTGTAGAACCTTGATTGCCTACATTTCCCCAGTCAACACCAGCCTCGCCGTTTACGTTGACATCAAGAGTATTGCCAGCAGTTGTTGGATAAAGCGATGCTTGACTGCGTAAGGTAAATCGACCAATACAAGAACCAACAACACTGACAGAGTCAACTGTACCAGTGGTAATAACGCACTCAAATTCACTGCCGTTAGCATAAAATGCGTCTGTTGTTGTGACACGTACGTGATTTAAACCTGTTACACCATCAAAGTCTACGGTAAGTACTACGCCAGTAGTTGTTTGAGTTACATCGTTATCCTTGTATACCGAAACAACTGGAGTGCCAGCAAGCGTAAATGGCGCACCCGTAGATGGACGGAATGTAGTGAACTTAAAATCTATAATGCTTGACGCACTGAAATCACCTAGATATTTACTCATAGTACGTACCCCGCCATTGGATTAGCTGCTAAACCACCACCGCCAGCAGAAACTGTAGTTACACTATCAAAATCAAGAGCCATCCACGGACGCTGTAGCGTAAACTCTGTGACCGCATTAGTCGTAAAGTCTACATAAGCGTAACTACCTTGTGAAGGACCCCTCGTCCACCAATTCCAATGACTTACAGCATTTACACTTTGTAAAAACAAAACAACATCATATTGTTTTCTGAATCCTACAAATAGTTTTGTATTTGTAGGCACTGTAACATTGCTCGGAAACATTAAGTCGTTCCACGCAGACCATTCATTGTTATTATTACTTTGTAACAGCGCACCATTAGGAACAATGTCAAACGTACTTATAGGTGTCAGTGTACTTCCAACAATACTTCCTATGCGACATGATATTCCGCCAGCATTGTTGGTGTTTCCTTTGAATATAGCACGAACACCGCTTAGTGTTGCATTTGTTAAAGTTGCATCACCACCTAATGTAAAAACTGCACCGTGATACTGACTATTAGTGCCATCGTATTGCGCCCAGCCTTGATAGATATGTCCGTACCATAAAGAACTTATTTGATACCCATAAACATTTCTATCCCAGTTGTTAAATCCGCCTACAAGACTCCACGCAGTTCCTGACCACGAATATTGATGCGGCTCTGATATATATCGGTCTACGGCGTTTATAAATGTGCCTAAAGTAAATGGTGTTCCAGTAACATATTCCACAACCCACGCATACGATTCACCTCGTGTAACCGAACCTGAAACTGTAGTAGTAATTTCTTGAGTTGTTTGACTGTGTGTTGTGTTGACCCACGCCAGATCTCCGTAAGCAACCCACGTTCCTGTAGGCAATCCAGTACTAGCGGTTACTGTCTGTATACCAACTCGTACAGTTCCAGAACCCGGTGCTTGCGTTCCAGTGTAAATCAGTACTTTAGATACTACGCCTGTTGCTTCCGCACGAAATCTGTGACCCCATTTAGTTGTCGATTGTATTACAAACGTTTGCCAGCTCCGGTTATCGCTGATTCCGAACCTATATGGAAGCATTTCAACTGTGTGCTTATAAGGTACAACTGCCATTTAGATTGCCTTTACCCATAAGTCATTAGGATCCGAACATGACAGAGAGACAGTTTTACCTGCAATACTTTCTTGAGTGTAATCAAGTAAAGCCATCAATTTAAGTGTAGGTAACCAAACCCCGTCATTACTTAAATACGATTCTAATGTTGCAAAGTCTGTAAAAGTCATACCCGTTTCAGGGCTATCACTAAAGAATGCTGTAATTTGACCATCCTGTGATACGTCTACACTTAACAACTGTACTTGTACATTTACAAATGGCATTACGTCTCCTTATACCGGATCTACCGTCACGTCAGCTGTATTCGACAACGATCCAGTCCACGCTTCCGTTGAGTCATCTTCTTTGTATACAATCATTGTGCCTGTACCTACAGACACCTTATTACGCATTGCTCGCAATGCAGATCGTACAGTACGCTCGTTTAACGTACCAGCGTTAGCACCGCCACCGATGTCTGCACTTAGAATCTCGTTTGCAACAGATTGCAGCTTGATCGTCATCACCGCGCCGTTAGTACCTGCAGCACCCTTTACAACAACTGTCACATCATCTGCCCCTGCCGCTATTGCGGCATTAGGTAGATCTAAACGGTAAACACCCGGCATCGTGCTTGCGTTAACTTCTTTAAATCCGCCAGACACCCAACCGTCAGTCATAAGTGATAAAGACACTAGGGTAATAGGTACGGCTAGACTACGTGTACGGTTAAATGTAGCCGCTAGACCGGAGGTGTTGAATGCTAGCCCTGTAGCACCTAGGTAGAGTTCGATGCTTTGTGAGGTGGAGCCGGGAGCGATTGTGATTGCGGAGGCGTTTCGCTCAGTTGGGAGGTAAAACCCAATATTAGAAACACTTCTAAGAGTTGCTGTTCCTAAGTCAGGATTTGCCCCAGTCCACGTCACACCGTACATATCTGTTGCTGGCGCAGAGGTTAAATTGCCAAAACTTGTATTTCTGGAATTTATTGATGTTGCAAATGGTGCAAGACTTGCAAACCCTTGTAGAAGCGATTGACCAAAGTCGATGCCAAGAAAATCCGAGTTAACCGTAGATGTATCCGTAGCAACACCGCCAAGGTTACTAGTAGCATAAATAAGGTTATTCCGTTGTGTTACTTGATTAGAAGTAATGGAATTGATTCCAGTACCACCGAGTGCAATTATACAATTCTGTACTAAATGCTTATCGGTAACATTCCCGTTTTGAAACGCAATTCCAGTTTGTGAGAACTGTGTAATTGTGCAATTGCTAATTGAGACTGATGCAATATTTGTGCCTGAAACAGCAACAACATATATACCGTAACCGTTTTGCCAACCATTTGTAGATATCCTACAATTAGTTATGACCACCCCGGAAACGCCAGAGGCAACAGGTAATAGTTTTACTTGTATCCCAAACGCACAGCCAACTATAATATTATCTTGAATTAGAATTGTATTGCCGGTTGTATTTGGTGGGTTGACTTGAATTGCACTACCTACGCCACCACCAAGATAAAACGAAGCAATAACATTACGTCTAATTGTTATAAAATCACCACTAGACATAATTGCGGCATTTGGCACACCGCCTGAAAAAGCCCCATTATGCTCTATATATAGGTTCTGTATGGTCACGTAAGACTTACTGCCAAGGTCAATCCTACTAATTCCTAAACTATTCTGTACGTTGGCTGTTATGTCACCTGTTGCCCCTGTGACCCGTACTTGATTAGCCACAATGCCAATAAACTGTGATGCGGTTGTGTCACCTGTAATTAGCAAAGTGTTTGTTGCCGTAGGGGTAACCGTCAATATTGGCGATTCTCTGTAGACACCCGGTGCAATGTATAAGGTATTTACACCAGCGGTAAGCGTCATTGCTGTAAGTGCATACGTTATTGTCTGCCACGCTTGACCAGTGCCTTGACCAGTGCCAGTATTACCATTACTGCCATCATTACGAACGTAATAAGTAGCCATTACTCGGCATCTCCACTGGCAATCTGTTGAGCCATAATCAACGCAAACTGATTGACAATGCCATATTGAAATGGTTCATCCTGAGTGACCCACCAAACATTTACGCTGGTTCCATTAGGTTCAAACGTGCCAAGGATATTCCCTGCGTCATCTGTAATGTCACCAAACACACGCCAGTCAGTCGACGGTGCTGGTTCCTTTTCAATCCTAAAGTTTTGCAGGTTCATTTGCCCACCTTCAAAGCGTTGAAGTCAGTACCCTTGAAAGGCATTGTAAGGAACGCCAGCACACTACTCACCTCGCTTCTATGTGCCATCACTTCTTCACCTTCCGCTTATCAATAGCAACCATCGCAAGGTCACGCAACTTCTCAAGGTCTGACACACTCATAAAGTCTAAGTTGTCAGCAATCTGACTGAGTAACATAGCCTCGCCAAAAGGTATCTTGACCTCAGGGATGTTAGCGATCTTCTTTACAAATTTGCTTAGCCAAGACATGTTATTCACTTACCTTCTTTAAAGACTTCTCAATGATTAGGTTAAAAGCTTGTACCGTACGCAGACCAAGAGTGCCAAGTAAAAATGATAATCCAATCATCTGGTGTGGTTTTTCCCAGCCTAGTTGATGAGCCATGATAGGAGTAAGGTAGATAGCAGACGCAGTACCAGATAGGACCGTAATCGCTCCCTGAATTACATTTCTTATCTTCTTCCAATCAGTGCCTATGAGAGCACCGATGAACCCAGCAAGTAGAGTATTAAAATCAATCTGGAACTTATCCATTGTCGGTCCTCATTATTTACCTGATGGTGCTATCGGGGGTATTGCAAACAATGCACCGGGTGTTTTATAAGATGTGTCTAACTGTGCCCACAAGGTCATGCGAGACATGTCGTACCAATCTTTCCAAAATGCACGTCCTACTAAAGATGGATCGTCATAGTTCTTCATTGCTATTTTAGCAGCTGCGTATGCTGGTAGAGCTTTTAATAAAATATCATCAGGTGCAAATGAAAATGTTCCAGATCCAGCTAAAATTGGCGTAGCACTAATTGCTCCAGTTATATCAACTGTTACAGCAGTAGCAGGTTTTGGATATAGACCTAATTGGTACGGGCCATTTCGATACCAATACTGTGGTGCGCCAGTGGTATTTAAATAATTGTAGTTAAATGCTTGTAACTCTTGCTCGCCACAGTGAGTTAACACACTTGACGAAATAATAACAACTTGTGTATACCATAAGGCTGTGTTTGCAAATGAGTTTACACGAGCAGTGGTTGTTACAATTTGTATAGTTCCCTGTTCATAACAACAGGTGCGCGTCATTTCTTCAGCGCCTTCATTTAAGTAATCTAATATTGTGTCGTTAGACGACACAGTTGCAGCGCCACCTACACCAGTGGCTAATTCACCAACGACGCTAGCATTAGTCTCATTAAGTAATTTGAGTACTTCATTTCGTAATACAGTAAAGCCAAGAGCCATTACACAGATCTCCGTAAATACATGGCAGCATTTGACTCTATATGGCCCAACCTGTCAAGGTATTCACTCTTGTAAATTGTCATACCATCTATATCACGCAACTGCATAGCGCGTAAATATAACACGTTATAAACAAGACAGTCGTGAGACATTTCAGGTAAGGGACATGGAGTAGCATCTGTGTTTGCTAAAGGACTGCCAGCTGAATTGTATTGCCAGTTATCACCCGGTTGTGCGTATCCTTCTATTAGCAGTCCATTAGTAACGCTTACGCTAGGAGGTGGTAATAATACAATTTTGTTCATACCGTGAATGGCACAGTATTGAGGAACATATTCAGCTGGTTGATTTCTGTAGTCATCAAGAATCTGATCACTAAAACTTGCAAGTTTAATTTCATTGTAATCACCAGTTTCATCTTTGATCCGGATTACTCTAATTTTATAAATGTCAGGGGAACAATAATCACTTGTTCCCCCGACTGTAGAAAGATATCGCCTTCCAACAAAACAATCTGTTTTACGGGCAATATCATTAGCTGCCTCAATAATAATGTAATCTAGGCCAAACGGATCTCGATCATGCTCGCCGCCAAAATAGTGACGACCAATCATGCGAACCTTTTGTTTAATTTGACCTAGATTCATTACTTATTCCTTAAACAACTGCGCCGATACGGGAGTTTGCAATGTACGCATCACGTACTAATACAATTCCACCAGCTGCACCATTACTGGTACATGCCAATCGCAGATATGGACGAGCTGTTGGTGCAATCGGAATTACAAACTGTCGCCCAAGATCCGATGTACGAACCTTAGTAAACTGAATTGTAGCTGTACCGTTACTTGCATAGTTTCCACTTGCAAGCATTGCATTGTTTACCAGCGGTAATGGTTGTCCACTAAGTGCTCGCAACGTAAATGTTGTTGTACTTGGCACAGTTGCTACTTCAACCATTTGTCCAACAACTGCAGCAGCTAATGCAAATGCTGGTCCATAGGTACCAGTACCGACGTTGTTGACATAAAGAATGTCTCCAACTGCAAAACTGTGTGTACCACTAGTAAATACACCAGCTGTAGTTGCAGCAGATGTAGTTACAGCAGTGCCAGCAGCAACAGTTGTTGTCGGAACGTTAGTATCTGCAGTACCAATAGTAACCCAGTTAACGTTATCAGCAGAAGCTTGAACGCTAAAAGTTTGTGATGTTACAGTTGAACAGATAGTTGCGTCTACGATTGCATACAAGTCATTACGGCTGCTCTGTCCGGGAAGCACAATGGCACCTAGATCAGGAACATCCTCAGCATATGGAGGGCGACCAGCAATAGAAGTCTTAGAAAATCCTCCTAATGCCATTGGACACGACGTAACAACAGTTGCTGCTGCACCGGGAGTAAAACCACCGTAGTAAGAAACTACACCAGAACCGGGTGCTGCAACAATATTGGTGGACGAACCTAATGTTCCTGCACCAAATAAAAACGAAAGCTTAAGATCTCTAGCCATATTTATCCTCCTTACGCAATCTTGACCGCGAGGCGACCGATGGCGCGTGTGCTCTGTGCCATTAATCCACAGCCCCACTCAAACAGAACATTGTGCATGATTCCGTTCTCCTGTGACTTGCCAAGGTATTCTGGCTTTAACGGCTTTGGTTGCCATCCCTGAAGGTATCCATCACCATAACGTACAGCATAAATAGTTGTAGAGTTATTGACAGTTACTGCAGATCCAGCAGCATCTAACCAAGTTGCGGTGACGTTGGATGGGATTACAGGTGTAAGTCCATCTGCCTTACGTCCAACAACACGCACCTTTGCATTCTTGAACTGCTCTACTGGGCGATCAAAGTTATCCTGTGTTACGTCAAAACCAGAGCCAAGACCCATAACGCGGATTGCCATTTCAAAATGGCGCTTTGTTTGCTCGTTCATGTAGAGGACAATGCCATCTCCATCTGGAGCTGACATATTGTCAAACAAGTTCTGGACATCATGCATTAAGCGGTTTGCTGCACCAGCTCCTTGCGTAGCATTAGATGTTGCAAGAATGTTTGCAAATGATAAGTCTGCAGTAGATGCAATGTTCATATCAACAGAAATATCAAACTGTTGCCAGTTGTCTAATCGGTACTTAAGTCCGGGGAAACAATCTGCACTGTTACCTGCAACTAAGCTAGTAGGATCATTGTTTACAAACTTATCGTTAAAGTCGTAAGCAAATCCTTCCATAAACATCTTGACCTGTGCATCAACTGGATCGATGATTGCATCTGGCTGATCAAGAAGTACATGGTCAACAGTAATCATGTTACGCATTAAGAAGAGCTGTTCTTCATACGACTTTGGCTTACCCTTTACAGCTTGTGGCTGAGCGTTAATTCCAGTCCAAGTAGGAAGAGGAATACCAGAGTTCGTATAGCGCAGACCGATCTGGCGTAACGATGGAGATGTGTAGAATGGGATGTCCTTGACAGCATTCCACGTCATATGAAGCGATTTGGTGATTTCCTTGACCATTGGATCGTTGGACAAAATTGCCTGATCTGCAAGTGTCAATGCACCGTTAAAGTCAATAGCCATTTATGGCCTCCTTTATCGAATACCTAACATTCTGGAAAAAATGCCACTGGAACTCTGGCGAACAGGTTCAGTTTGGCGGACTACGGGTTGAGCAGAATTATCTGTACTAATCGGAGTAGGTGCGCGTTTTTGTCTTGCAACTAACTCTGCTAGTTCTGGAACCATGCTTTCGATTAGGCCTTCAATTTGGTCATGTACATGAGAAGCAGCTTCGCGTGGTGACATACCTGCATTCATCAAGTTGTCAACCATTTGCATTGCTCGTCTTGCATATGGAAATTCTGTTAATGCAGCATTGCGTTGTTGCTGCATAAGAACCCCATTAACTTGCTGATTTAGCTTTTCGTATCTATACTTCTGAATTTCGGCTTCTGCTTGCGCATCAGCTAATGCAGGATCAAGATACTCTTCGGCTTGAGCTGCAGCCCATTTTTCCCTAATCTGTTGCTCGTGCTGTTGCTCTTGTTGCGACTCTAAGGCTTTCCGCACATCCTCAGCTGAATTGAATCCATTCTCTTCAAACTGTTGAATAACATCTGCCCACTGATCGTACTTTGATTGAACTTCACGACCAACTTTGGCTTGCTCATTAACTTCCCTGAATCTTTCGTATGGAACAGCTTCAGGCTCAGTCCTACCTAAATTATCTAACAGCCTCTGTCGAACTTCTTCTTCAGCGCTATATAGATCTAAAGCAGCAGACCACTCTTCGTCATAACCATTGTCGCTATCAGTATCTGTAGTTGAATCACTTTCAGTATCGTTTAACGCCCATTCCTGATTATCGTCAGTGGCGGCCTGACGTACATGATCAATTAAAGCAGAACCAACGCTCATATCGCCCGTCGCCGCTGCTGGTGAGTCAGCGGTTCGCATCACCATCTCTTCGGACATTTACAATATACCCTCATCTTCTTGCATTGTGCCAACTTGTCGCATAGGCATACCTTGCTGCTCCGGCATTTGACCACCTTGTTGTTTCTCCATCATTGCCTGTCGAGCAATCTCTGGATCAAACATATCCTCTGGTTCCTGTTCGATGTCCATGGATTCCATTGGAGGTCTAAGCTGAGGCATCATGTCGCCCATCATTCCGCTCGTGCTACCTAAACCAGCTGACATACCATCTGGTTCATCTTGCGATTCAAGACCTGCCTTTGCTGTTAACAGAGCGATGTCTGCTTCTAACTTGGCTTGTATCTCTGCACGTTTCTTCGCAATATCTATTTCAGCCTTAGCTTGTTCAGCTTCCATGTTAAAGGTCTGAGGTTGTTGTTGTTGTGCTTGGGCTTGCATTTGCATCTGCGCTTGCATCATTTCTTGTTGCTGCACTTGAGCTTGTTTAATCTTGTTTTGTTGTTCTTCAAGATGATCAAGAATCTTAGATGCTTCTGGCATATTGACCAACTCAATAAACAACTTGTTTGTATCTGGATCTGCAGGATCTCCAAACACACCCATCTGTCGCAAGGTTGCATACTTTTGAAGTCGTGCTTCTGGTCCATCATCCATTGCTGATCCGGGAACATATACGATTCGATACTGCCCACCACTGCGTATTGCATCAAATCGCATAACACCTTGTTTTAATTGATCTTTAGGAGCATTGTCTTCTTGCATATTTCCAACAAATGGAACAATGGCAAATTGCTGGACAAGAGATACTTCCCACTCTTTGATTTTGTAGTTACTTATCTCTATGTCAGCTCGAACGTAACTGTGCTGCGTATTGTCAGCTTTTTGCAAAAGACGAACAGCTTCTGCTGGAGTTCCAGCTTGAGCCATTCCCTGACTTACATCATGTAGCCCTGCAACGTCCGCCATATCTTTTTCAATAAATTGAAGAACAGGAAAGATGTCACTGCCTACGCCGGGTGCACGTACAATTTGCGGTGGCTGTGATCCACGATCGTAATATATCTTTCTATAGATACGGTTAGCGTCGTCAATCGTGTCACTCTTGTTATCAAATGCATCAGCACCAATCTTACTTAGACGCTCCACCATAATGTAATCTTTTTGGCCCTCAAACTGCTCAAGCAATTTTGACCAAAGGCGATTGTACATTAATTGAAGCTGCGTTAAATCAAAACCAAGACTATAGCCATATGGAGTTCCAGCGCGAGGTTGCCAACGTAAAGGAATAAATGGAAAAGAGTCTCGCTTTTCATATGGCCACACACCAGCGTATAGAAGCTGCGAGTTAGTAGATACTATGTAACGACCTTTCGGATAAAGAGCACTAGGCTTTTCCCAATACTCGTACACAGTTGCAGCATGTTTTCTTGCGTCGTAATTTGTTTGTCTTGCTGGTGTTGGATTGGTGTATCCGAATCCGCTTCCCGCTGCGCCATCAAGATAATTGTCCACATAACTAGCATTGTTTCCGGTGAGTGCATCCGCTTTTACTCGCTTTCCGATTTCACCGTATGAGTCAACAAACCAACTCAACGGCTTAACCATTGCATGTATCAACCAGCGCACATCATCGTCTTGCTTAGCTGTAGGATCTAAATAAACATCAAACGCAGGCAGAATCTGCTCAACTACATCGCCAGCATCAAACTGCTTATGACCAACAACATCTTTTCCTGACACATCATAAAGAGGGACAACTTGGCTTTTGTTGCTGTCCCAAAATATTTTTAAATAACTAGTACCGCATACACATGCCCAGCGTACACGTTCTTTAAGTTGTGTTTCACGTCCAAACTTTTTAGCATAGTGCTTGATAATATAATTAGCCTCATCGGCTGCTTGACGATCGCGATCACTTTCCGATAGCGGTACAGCGCTAGCATCAGGGCTACCTTGAGTAAGCTTGCCTACAACTCCGTCAATCAAAGGTCGCATCTTATTGACAACTACATATCGAGTTGGTTCTTTGTGATTTTGAAGTTTAACTAAATTACGAGCGTTACTATTGATGCGAAACCATTGTCTACCTTCAAAAAAAGCAACAGACAAAGCCCATTCGGTTTCCATTTCTTGTCGCGAACGCTGAGCTGTTTCAAATTGCCCTTTGACAAAATCGCATACCTTTATTGCTTCTGCAGGAGTTTCTGCTGGTAATACTTGCCAGTCTTTTTCTTCGTTATCAAGATTAAGGTTGTCTGGCTTAGTAAGATCTAGGCTAGTTAGTTTTTGTGCGCCAATAGTTCCTTGATGCTCAGGTACTTTAAATGCTGTCATATTTGCTTGATCCGAGCCACCGCGCAACATGTTGGCTAGCTTGCTTGGATTAATCATTGGTTTTCTCATATCCAGTCACCTGTTTTCTTGACTTCAGCAAGTATCTTTTCAACCCGCTGGTCTTTTAGTTCTTTTAAAACTTCATACATCCACACGAGTGTTAAGATGCCAAATAAAGCTTCTGCCACATCACGTACTTGCATTAGATCCAATCCTTTTGTTTACGCTCATTAAACCAGCTCGGCATGTTTTCTTTATTACGAATTCTTTCAGATCTAATCTCAGGACATTCTACTGGATATTTCCTCCACATGGCCCCATACCTCATGCTATCAATTGCGTGGTCATTTTTCGTACCATTGTCAATCTCATCAGGGTCTCTTGGTGACGCCATTGTTTTTTCCAACTGTTTAATAATATTTGGACATTTGCCTTTCACAATTTGTAACTTTGGTCTGCGTTTACCAGCAATAAATTCAGATGCGTCCAACATTTCTTTCATCTGTGCCCATCCAGCTTTTCTGTCTTTAACTGCACGTACACAAGGTAGCCCCATGTTCCACCACACTTCGACAGGATATTCTCCAATACGTTCTTCGATCTTTGCTGGTGGAAATGTATTAGCCCAGTCAAATGCAATTGCCTCAAGTTTAGTCGCCCACTGATTTCGTTCTTTAGAAAGGCATGTAGCCAATTCAAATTGAGGAAGCATCTCAACAACATGATTAGCTTGACTTGAACTTACATGTCCTGCTTCATACCG